TAAACTCGTACGAAACCACAGAGTATATGAAGAGGCAAAACAGGCCTCTATACTACTACGGTACTGGATTGCACAACCGGCAACTGAGACAGTGGAGTCTCACTGGTGGACCCACATTAAGCGTAGCCTACGCCTCCCCAAATTAGGATTGAGCCGAGCTTCTTTGCCTGAATTAGTTCAGGGAGAGGGCATATGTATCTCTGATGATGCACAGGACCTGGCTAATACATTGACAGGACCTGGGCAATCTGGTATCTTTCTGTCTCTTTTTATGAATACTTGTTGGTATTGGGGAGAGTTTCTTTCCATATATAACAGTGTTAATACTGAAGATCTTATGCGCAAGATGCGCTTTACGATACACACGGGGCTTGACGAGACTTACCGTGCAGATGCTCTAGTGTCTGCTATTACAGGTAAACGCATACTAAGATGTGCTTTTAATGATTGTTATACTTATATAAATGAAGGTTTAGATAGTCAATATAGTACTAGAGTGAGATTTGGTCAGCTCAATATTCCACACCTGCAGGACTATGGTTATCAGATAATTGACGATCAAATAATGTTTCAAAAACTAGTAGCGCCATCCTGTGTCGCACTTATTTTAGGGCTGAACGGTACTTTGCTAGAGGGCACCCCGTATGGTAGTAGTTTTTCCATGAACAATGCAGTACAGATAGTTGAATACGGAGTACGTCGAGAAGGTCTCAATTATATGGATTTGTGGGCGTACGGTGTACTGGCGAGGTGGAACGGCCATGACTTATACTATAAACACCCATTAACGGATGGTAGACATAAGATTTACGCAGCGAATGACGTATCAGTGGCCGTGCCACCCGTACCACCAGCGGGACTACGAAGGGCTGAATCTTATAAATTGGACGGGTTGGTGAATCGTAATATAAGCTGGGGGTCGCCATTAACTAGATTGCTTGATACTGGTGCAGTATTCAGCTGGGAGAGAATAAACCTCTTCTTGCTAGACAGGCCAGAATGGCGTTCTCCTAAAGCCCCCTACAATGAAGAACAGCCTAAGTTGCATAGGGAGTTCAGAATAGACACTAATATGGTAGAAAACTACCTTGGCGCAGTGATGACACGGTATGATGCAGCCATGTCGGATTTTCAAGTTGTCCAGATTCGTCCAGGCGTAGCAATGCCAGGCGATGCAAAAGTCTTAGACTTGTTGCCTCAAGAGGTGGAACCGGATCCTCCGGAACCACCACAGCCAGTACCAGACGCGGGGCAAAACGACTAACACTGTGTAATAACTACATCCCTCTACACGTGAGATTAACCGAGGATTACAACTTAGTTAGCACATTTGAAGAGGCCGATTTTCATCTATTCGACATACTATGGAGCTGGCTTCCATCTTTTCCACGCTTTTACCTAGTTGGAGGTTTAACTATCAAGATTTATCCAGCAACTTTGACAAACTCGGAGTCACTGCTTTGTAC